CGCAGCAACAGCAGTACAGAAACCAATGGGAGATCACCCGCTGGGCAGTTGCTACAGGTATGGCGCCACACTTAAAAAAGCCAATCGAACCGAAAAGGCTGTTAACATTTCCATGGGAGGAGTCCGACTATATTAGTATTGAGGACGCCGTTAAGTTATATTCGCATGTCTTTGATAAATTAACACCGGACGCCAAGGCATGAGCGCACCCATAAAAATAGTCTACAACATTTTAAGCAACAACTCAGCCCTTACGGCGTTGGTTTCTACGCGCTTAAATCCCATACGGATTCCTCAAGAGTCTGCATTTCCTGCAATCGCTTATAATTTAGTTAGCATAATTGCAAGCCCGACCAATACAAGCCACTCGCGCACAGACTTTGCAAGGGTGCAAATTAGTAGCTTTGGCACCACGTTTGCCGATGCGATGGACACAGCCGCACAGGTTCGGGCCGCGTTTGAAGCTGCTACTTTTCCAGACACTTTTAACGGGGTTTACTGCCAGGCGATTGAGTTCGATGGCGAGGTGCATTTAGTTGAAGATGAGGCGGGATTTGCTGGGATTTACCACGTTGCTCAGGACTTTATTATAAATTACATTTATGCCGCGCCAGTGCCATCTGGTGCTAGTTATTTGTTGCTCGAAGATGGCGCTTATTTATTGCAAGAAGATAGTTATAAAATAGAATTGTAAGCATGGCAAGGTCGTTAAATATAGTAATTGGCGCAAACATTGAAAAGCTTAGACAGGGCTTTAATGATGCGATTTCAGTAATTAAAAAGGCGGGCGGTGAAATGTCTGCCGACGTGGCAAAGAGTGCAAAGAGCATTGAGGAAAAGCTAGCAAGCATAGCCACCCGTAACCCAACGATGGGAACTGTTAGGCAGTTGACTCAGTTGGCGATGGAAGCCCGGGCATTGGGTCCAGAGTTTGGCAAAGTTGCAGATCAGTTTATTCGTGAAGCGGGTAGAATAAAAGACAGCATAGGAGACGCACGTGCTGAGGTTGCATATTTCGCAAGTGATACACGCAGAATTGATGCGGTGTTAGGTGGAGTGCAAGCAGTGACTGGAGCCTTCGGGGCCTTGCAAGGTATTACCGCTTTGCTAGGTGCAGAAAACGAGGACATGCAAAAAACCATGATGAAACTTCATGCGGCTATGTCTGTAGTAACTGGATTGCAGGCCGTCATGAGTGCATTAGAAGCTGAGAGCACTGTGCGAAAAGGGGCCAATGTGGCAATGACAAAACTGCAAAACTACGTGATGGGGCAGGCAACTGTTGCAGCACGTGCTTACTCTGCCGCATTATTGGCTACAGGAGCGGGCGCTATTTTGGTTGCTATTGGGCTTGTTGTTACGGTGTTTCAGAACATGTCGAGCGAAATCGACAAAGCAAAGAAACGACTTGAGCAATTTCAAAAAATACAGGAACGATCTTTAACACTTGGCCAAAGGCAGATAAAAGAAGAAGAAAAAAAAACCGAGTTAGCAATAAGCCAGGCAAAGGCGCAAGGCAAAAGCGAGGGGTATGTTTTAAAGTTAAAAGAAGAAAGTTTAAAGCGTCAAAAAGCCATGTATATAAAATATGGCAAGGAGGCGCTTGATGCTTTGGCTGTGCAGAGACGCGAGGAGTTGTATTTAGCAACTGGCAACGCGGCGAAGATTACTGAAATTAGATTAAAATATGATCAGCTTGAAAACGATTTAAGGTATTCAATCAATAACGAGTACAAGGATAAAGTCGTAGCGCTTGACATTGAAAAAAATAATCAGTTAGCGGAGAATAGAAAGGATGATTTAAAGGATGCTAAAAACAATGCGGCAGAATTAGCAAAACTAGAGGCGCAGGTATTTGGCCAAAAGAATACAGGCAAGGCAATAACAAATCCAATTGAGGATCAGATAAAGCCTGAAAAAATGGAGGATGTTATTAACTCCATGGAAATGGCCGCGCCTGCTGTTAAAGCTTTGAATGATGAGCTTGTTGGCATGGGTGGAACTGAAGGCGGCCCTGCAATGGTTGCGACCTCTGTGGGTGAATTATCTGCAGAACTGCAAGCCATGGCCGACACTAGTTCGGTAAGTTACAAAATACACGCAGCCGCTGCTGAGGAGGCTACAAGGAAAACGCAGGAATATGCGGACAGTTTTAAAGAAGCGATGTCTGGAGTTAATCAAGCATTTAACAACATGACCGCCCAGGGCCTTGAGGATTTTGGTGTATTGTTGGGCGATATTATGACGGGCCAAATTGGTAGCTTTGAAACCTTTGGTCAAAAATTGTTAAAAGCGGTTGCGGGTTTTATGAAATCCTTTGGGCAAGCATTGATTGCAACGGCCACAGCGTCTAAGGCTTTTAAAGAGTTATTGATTTCCAACCCTGTGCTCGCAGCTGCTGCGGGTGTTGCCTTGGTTGCAGGTTCTGCAGTGATCACTAACATGCTGAACAAAGGGCCAGAGATGACAGCCTTTGCCGAGGGGGGTATTGTGAGCGGTCCGACTTTGGGATTGGTTGGAGAATATCCCGGGGCAAGTTCTAACCCTGAAGTGATTGCGCCATTGGATAAATTGAAGGGGATGCTAAACACAAACGAGCAAAGCGGATACGTTGCAAGCACCACAATACAGGGGCGCGATTTGGCGATAGTATTGGAACGATATAACAAAGACAGAAATAGGGGATAATGGCACGCATTTACTACGGCTCATTCAAGAGCATTCAAGATATTGATTACAGGGTTGAGTTGTGGGATGCTCCAAGCGGTAGCACCACCTCAGGCACCGAGTTAAAACTTGCGGGCGAGGGCTTTGTAATTGATCGCGAAGGCGAAGGCACTGCAACCTATGAAGAATTTTTAAGGCCATCACGATGCTCTACTGAGTGGGTGATGCCAAACAATACCGTACTGGCTGACTTTATTTCAATAAGCACAGAGGCTGAAAACAATTGGGCCATGATTGTGTATCGTGAAGATGCGCCTATTTGGATTGGTAGAGTTATTGCCGATCAGATGACGCGCCTACGTGAGGCCATCCAGGCAAAGCCACGCATAAAACTTGCGGCGGTCGATGGCTTGGAATTGTTAAAAGGATTTCGTGTTAGTGATCTGTGGTTCACGGACGGAATAATTACAGGCTCCTATCTTTTCCGCAAGTGCTTGGAACAAATTGAATTGAGTGAGTACTGGGTAGTGCTAGGTATTAATTCAAATTACTTTTATGATGCATCTTTAATGTATGCCAGTGCGGCCGCATTAAAAGGGATTCACTTGTTAAGCTTCAACCTTAACGCATTTGTGAAAAACTTTGACCCCATGAAGGATGTGCGGGCCATCGATGTAGATGCGGGATATTATGCCGACAGCAACATGCTCACCTGCACCGAGGCAATGGAGCAGATTTGCGCAGCCTTGCAAGTTAGGTTTATTCACGAGATGGCAGGCTATTGGATGGTGCCAGTAAACGGTTATTTCAATACCACGCTTGCCTATCGCCGTTACTCTTATACGCTCGGCTACCAAGGCACGGGAACCTATACCCACAGGCAGACATTGGCAAGCCCACGGCCACAATGGGAAGCCAAGCCATCGCTTTACTATCAGCCTGCTGCAAAGTTGGTGCGCATCGATACAGAGCGTAGGCTAGCAGGCAGCAAATACCGAACATATTTAAACGCTGTAGATACGATTTTTTCTAGTGAGTTCACAGGCATTCCAACGGGCACAACACCAGACGATGCGCCGATGCGGATTAAGGTATTAGTCAAGTTTACCCGAGCCTATCCCAGTGGCAAAGTTGAGAATCAGACGCAGATTAATTACAGGATTTATTTGCGTGATTCCGCGGGCACAATTTCCTATTTGCAAAATGACGGTTACTGGAGTAGCACAGTAAATTCATTTGAGGGCAAAGTTGATACACGTGGGCAGAAAACTACCTGGAATAGTTACATGATTGAGCACCAATGCACGACAGCCCCGGCAACTTATGACCGTCTTTTTGTTGACATTGATTATGTGTATTCAGTTGTTAAAACTTATTCGTCTAGCAAAGGATGGCAAGTTGCAGCTTCTGCAATCAAACCTTTTTGGGCATCTGTACAAGTTGCTTTTGCCGATAGTTCATCTTACCAAAACCCCGATTTTGTTTTTGATATTGAGGAAGTATTTAGCCCAAGCACAGCCTCGGCGTTAAACAGTACCGAGATTA